CACAAAAGAAGTTTGGGATACAATTAAGAAAAAAGATGGTTCAGTACAACATCTTAATTTCTTGACTGATGAACAAAAAGATGTGTTTAGAACATTTGCTGAAATAAACCAGGCTTCAATAATAAATCAAGCTGCGGTCAGACAAGATTTTATTGACCAATCACAATCGTTGAATCTGATGGTATCACCTGATATGCCAACGAGAGACGTGAACAAACTACTTATTGATTCTTGGAAGTTAGGAGTAAAGACATTGTACTATCAACATTCGATGAACTCAGCACAAGCATTTGCGAGGAAAAAGTTAAATCTGAATGACTTACAATGTGTGGCATGTGAAGGATAAAAAAAGACCCGTGGAATTCCACGGGTTTTTTTATAAAATTACTCTGAGTTATATTTATTAGTATGCCACTAAAAAAAACATATGGAGTTAATTTCCCGTTCCGAGAAAGTGTGTCTGGCACTTATTTGGATTTAACTGAAACGGTTGCAGAAGAAATTCGTGCGGATTTACTTCATTTGATTTTAACTAGAAAGGGTAGTCGATATTATCTACCTGATTTTGGTACAAGAATATATGAATTTATTTTTGAACCTATGGATGGTCCTACATTCGACGCCATAAAGTCAGACATACAGATTGCTTGTGACACATATATCCCTAATTTACAAATTAATGACATTTCAATAAAACCATACACAGACGAGGATAAGAGCCCACTTGGGGAATTAAATATAGAGGACCAAGACTCAACCTACGAAACGTTTGATATATTTAGAACTGCAGGTGAAAATGTTGAAGATTATACAGCTAAAGTAAAAATAGACTATACTATAGATGATGGGGCATTTGGAAGTAGAGATTTCATTATTATTAATATTTAAGGTAAATGGCTAATCGTAAAATATCATATACAGATAGAGATTTTGAAGGTCTAAGGCAGGACTTGATAAATTTTACTCAACAGTATTATCCTGAGCTCATTGATAATTTCAATGATGCATCCGTTTATTCAGTATTTTTAGATTTAAACGCGGCTATTGGAGATAATTTACATTATCACATTGATAGAAGTGTACAAGAGACGGTTTTACAATATGCACAACAAAAATCATCAATATTTAATATTGCGAGAACTTATGGATTAAAAATTCCTGGTAATAGACCGTCAATAGCTTTAGTTGATGTGTCTATAACTGTACCTGCTTTCGGAGACCAAGAAGATAGTAGGTACCTTGGAGTTATTAGGGCTGGTTCACAATTTATTGGTGCGGGTCAAATTTTTGAAAATCAAGATGACATTGATTTTAGTACTCAGTATAATAATAAAGGATTCCCAAACAGGACTAAAATACCAAACTTTGACTCTAATAACAGAATTATAAATTATACAATAACTAAAAGAGAAGTCGTAGTTAACGGAACAACTAAAGTATTTAAAAAGGTAATTAATGCTAATGATGTAAGACCATTTTATGAGTTTTTCTTACCTGAAAAGAATGTGATTAGTATTACTTCTTTAATACAAAAAGATGGTACATCATATTCAAGTCCGCCTACATATGACGAGTTTATAAACTCTACGGATAAATGGTATGAAGTAGATGCGTTAGCCGAAAATACGGTTTTTGTTGAAGACCCAACAAAAGCGTCTGATAATCCTGGTATAAAAGTAGGTAGATACATAGAGACTGAAAATCGATTTATATCTGAATACACACCTGAAGGTTACTGTAGAATACAATTTGGAAGTGCAACAGTCACTGCTGATGAACAATTAGCAGAATTTGCTAGAACAGGAATTCCGGTTAGATTACAGGATTACCAAAATAATATTGCATTAGGAAAGACCGTAAAATCAAACACTACGTTATTTGTAAAATATAGAATTGGAGGAGGGCAAGCGTCTAATATTGGGGTAAACACTATAACTCAGATAGGTAACGTAAATTTTGCGGTTAATGGTCCATCATCAAACATTAATCAAAATGTACTTGATAGTTTAAGGGTAACCAACGTTACCGCTGCGATAGGCGGAGGAGATGTCCCAACGACGGAAGAAGTAAGGAATATGGTCACATTCAATTTTGCCGCACAAAAAAGAGCGGTAACAATAAACGACTACAATTCTTTATTAAAGACAATGCCAAGTCGATTTGGTGCACCTGCTAAAGCGTCAATCATGGAGGAAGATAATAAGATAAAAGTTGAGATACTATCATATGATACTAATAGTAAACTTACAAGTAATGTTTCTAATACATTAAAAGATAATATTGCTAATTATTTATCAAACTATAGAATGATAAATGACTATATATCTATAAGAAGTGCAAATGTAATTGACTTGGAATTTGAACTTTCAGTTGCTATGTCCTCAACAGAAAATCAAGGTCAAGTTATAACAAGTATAGTTAATAGTATTGATTCTTATATGTCTCCTAGAACGAACTTATTAGGTAAGAATGTGAATGTGTCTGACATTAGACGGATTGTACAAGATATAGCGGGAGTTAGTACTTTAGCGGATATAAAGATATATAATAAAACAGGAGGGCAATACTCATCATCAGAGACCTCTCAAAAATATGTGGATAAAAACACAAAGCAAATCGAGTTGATAGACGATACTATTTTTGCACAACCAAATCAGATATACCAGATAAGATTTCCTGAAAAAGACATCAAAGTGAGAATCAAACAACTTAAGAACGTAGACTTCTCATAATACATCCATACACTTTTATTTTTTTAAATTTAAAATTAAGGTAAATAACTATTTATCTTAAAAGTAATTTATGCCCAAATCATATAGATTTAGAACGGAAGTTGGTGTTGATAAAGAAGTAAGACTTAACATTGACCAGGATTTTGATTTTTTAGAAATCTTATCCTTAAAATTTAGGCAAGAAGATTTATATGATAGGTTTTGTGCTGACTATGGAGTTGTTGCCGGTAGAGTTGTAGTAAACGGAGGGTTCGGAGTCCCAAACGTAAACGTATCAATTTTTGTCCCATTAGATAACATTGATGAAAATGACCCTATTATTTCCACTTTATACCCATATAGAAAAATAACAGACAAAAATGAGGATGGTTATAGGTATAACCTTTTACCTTATGAACAAGAGTATGGTGGACATACACCTACAGGTACGTTTCCATCTAGGGATGACGTACTAACAAGAAAGGAAGTCTTACAAGTTTATGAGAAGTATTACAGATATACCGTAAAAACAAATGAATCGGGTGATTTTATGATTTTTGGTGTGCCGCTTGGACAACAAAAAGTAGTTATGGATTTAGACTTATCTAATATTGGTCAATTTTCATTAAGACCGGCTGATTTGATAAGGATGGGTAAAGGAGTTGAAACACAGTTTAACGGTCAACAGTTTAAATCTAGTGAAGATTTAAATAGTCTACCACAAATAGTAAATGTCATTAAAGAAATTGAAGTTTACCCTTTTTGGGGTGAAAACGATATATGTGATGTTGGAATTACAAGGACAGATTTTGATTTAAGAGATGAGGGTATTGAAATAAAACCCACGTCGATTTTTATGGGCTCAATATTTTCAACAGTTAAAGACCAATATTTAAGGGGTAACTGTAAACCTAAAAATAAGACTGGAAAATTATGCGATTTAGAAACAGGTCCCGGTCAGATATTGGCGTTAAGACAGACAATTGATGTAGATTTTAGCGGTAGACCAATTATTGAGGAATATAAAATTGAAGAAGGGGGTAATGTGATTGATAGTGAGGGAGTGTGGATGATTGACTTACCGATGAATTTAGACTATGTCACAACTAATGAATTTGGTGAACAAATTATTTCACCTAACCCTAAAAATGGCATACCAACAAAAGGTAGATATAGATTTAAAATAAAATATCAAAATGAAGGTGGATTAGAAGAGGATGTTATACGAGCCAATTACTTAGTACCAAACGTTAAAGAACATGGATGGTCAGGTAGTACATCTGACGAAATACCTTCAGAGGAAAAGAGAAACAAGTCATATGCGTTTTCATTAAATTGGGATGATTATTACGATAGTGAAGCTGCAATAAATTGTAATGATAGCTTTTATGAATTTAATTATAATAAAGTTTATACCGTAGCGAGTCACATTGATAGATTTAAGTGGGGGTTTAATAGAAACAAACATTTGGGTATAAAAGAGATAAATGATGATACGTGCCGCTCAATAAACAATACACCACCCGTAAATGATGCGGCTAGAAAAAATAGCCCATTCATATTCATATTTAATTTTCTACTTAGTATAGTCACTGTACCGTTAATTACTTTGATAATAATATCACATGTTTTAGCACTTCTATATCCTATACTGAGAATTATCATAAATATTATAGTTGCATTAATAAATGGAATTATTTATGCATTATGTAAAGCGGTTGCTTGGATACCTGGAGTTAACTTAGAGTGTAAAAAATCAACAATAGAACCACTACCAAAAGAAAACCCATTTAAGACAATTGCACTACCTATGATGTCTTATCCTGACTGTGAGGCATGTGAATGTAAAACAAGTCCAACAGATAACAGTAGTGAACAGGAAGAATCTGCATTACAGGCGGAAAGTGATATGGCATTTGGAGCAATACTCGATGCTACCACGATAAGTGCGTTTGAGTACGACCCAGTAGAATCGGCTTCAAGTTACCAATGTCCTGATTATTTCCCCGGTATGCAAAACACTTACTTGTATAGATTACAACAACAATTACTTGGTTCAGGAAGTGAAAACAACAATGATAATGGTTACTATAGGGATTTAATTTTAGAAAATGATTCATTAGCGACAGGTACAGACAAAGACCAAAAAGAGTGGTACAAATCTCCGGTATATCCAGTATTTAAAGATTTTGCTGCTGACAGTAATAATGGGTATAAGATGAGATGGAAGTTTCAGTATAATCCAACATGGGCTCAAGCACTTAATTTGATGAACAGAAGACATATGTACTTCGGTGATAACGGTAATAATGGTTTGTTTTGGACAATGCAGAACAACACAGGATTCCGAACAACTAACAGGATACAAGTTAAGTGTGTAAATGATGAGTTCGGAAACCAAGATGGAACTGCTTGGACTGACATGTGTAATGTCTTTTTATTTGACCCAGGTACTGATGTTAAGACGGGTACTCTAATGACGTTTAATGACTTAAACAATATTGTTGACCCCAACTTAGATACTCACTCAGGAGGTAATCAATTTGGTAACACAGCAATAACAGGTCAGACGAATGGTAATCCTAATGGGTATACAACAGTACCTGTACCATACGTTAAAGCAAATGGACAACCAGGTACGGGATACGCTAATTTAGTAGTGACGGGTACTACTTCTTTCTATACATTTAAAAGTGGTGTCGAATACTTTCAGGTGTTGACTGCTATGACAATTAGCGAATTGAGTACTAAGTTAAAAACTGATGAATTAAATAGTTTACTTAACAAGTTTGTAAGGAGATATAGAACTAAACATGGGTGTAGTTTGGGTGCGGATATTGAAGATGGTTTTGAATCATCGTATAAAGTTACTGAACACGCGGTTGACTGGGAAAATATAGTTGTAGGATTCTTTGTGAGAGGTGTGGATGTTTATACCCCTAGACAAAAAATGAGATATGATATATCTAAACTATTTGGTTGGGGTGTATATGATGAGAATGTATATGTAGGTAATGTTGTTGTTGAAGGTGATTACTATATGAATGTACCTATACAACCTAATTATGGTGATAGTAATGATGAGTGGTGGAGTTCATATAAGTCACCCTCGCCACACTATGAACTCGATGGCGCGAATAATGGGACTTCCAACTTAAAGTGGTATTCAGGTACAAACGGTGACGGAAATAACTGGAACCCATCGAATAGACTATACCACACTTCATATACATTTACACCTAAACAGTCTGATTGGGAATCATTTAGAACTTACAGTTTTAACAAATATGTCTCATTAGATGGTCAGTGTAATAATGTTATGCAAGGATATATGGGGGAATTCGCAACAAACGTAGAGTCAGAAAACTTTCCAGATTCAGGACTTAATCCTTGGATGCAAAGAGGTATTGAAGGTTGTGGATATCAGTGGGCTAATTATACCGGTACTGGTGAAGATAAAAAAGAAAGACGGTGTGATGAAGCGTCACACAGAATTACTTCAGTATGTTCATTGTACTTACCTAAAAACTTTGAGGGTAGTGGAGACGGGACTTATCCAAACGGAGTCCCATATACCGATATGGAAAGACACGATAAGATAGTATTTAGGTCAGATAGATTACCCTCTGGTGATGTATTTGAAAATTTTGATGGGGACAGAAAAACGTTCAGAAGATATGTTCTACACATGAACAATGTTCAAAAAATATATTTTATTAGTGACGATGGTGTCATAACTACAGGTTCGGGTGGTGAAGTAATTGGGTCTGCGGATGATAGTGGTAATTCTGCAGATGATTTAGAAGACGCAAACCAAACAGTGGCTAACGTTATATCATCATTTAGTTGTGGTGGTATGGTTCCTCTAGGGTGTTACGAAGGAGAAGGTGATGATTTTGACATACAGAACCCTTGTTATTTAAGTGACAATCAAGTGTGGACTGGTTCCGAGAGAGTAGTAAATGGATGTTACAATTTTGTCATTAAAAGAGTTATACTATCAATACCTAGAGATTTGATTATGTTCTTTGAATGGAGAACGAGAATAAGATTTATGTATGCGTTATGTCAAGGTATTATAGGTGAAATGTTCCAAAATAATTGGTTAAATGGGACTCTATATATGCCGGCGTTTCAAAAACAAACGTTATTTAATTCAGATAACGAACCTAGAAGATACCGTTATTGTGGTGACCCTCAACAGTTTTGGAACAATAGAAAAAATCAAGGACCACTATACTTTAACACTGACACTAATTCATTTTTTTATAGGTCAACACCATTCAATGACGAAAGTAATCAATTCGTTGGGCAAGAACCGGGAAGGTCATACTATACTGGTCAAAACAAGAAAAACATATGGAGTCCTACTACTATTATGGAACTTGGACCTAGAGATGAGTTCACAAAAGAGATTGCGTTATCACCTGAATTTGAGGGGTACTTTATAGACTTAGTAACGTCATCCTCCTATAAAGATATATCGACAATTATTAATCTGTTTGCGGTGTCTAGACTTGCGAACTCAAACTTTTTAGAAAACCTATTAAATGCGGGAGATGCTAGTATAGGTGCAATATTCTCTAGAGAATTTGATACAATCGCTGATGGTACCGCGTTTGCGGACTTTATAACAAATCCATTTGATTCTCGTATTGATGGTGACTTTGCACAAATGATAAGTATTAACAGTGAATTTGGTGTTCTACCATATTTAGATGGTAATTACGAAGACAGTATTACAGTTGCTGACGATAGATTTGGTATATGGTTTAGTTCTAATACACAAAATAGAAGACTAATAACAAACGGTGTTACAACATTTGGCACACAGGTAGATGGTCCCACAAACAGGTTTGGATACCCCAATTCACAGGTAATACCATATTATATGTGGAGAGTAAAAGACAATGGGGTATTCGGTACTGAACAAAATACATGGGAAACATCATGTGTGTACTCATCACCATATCAAGGAGATGACTTTTTTGATGGTAGTGGTAAGTACATGAAACCGGATGCAGGATACGGACTCGGTTATATTTATAATAAAAACTCTAATGGGTCAGAATTAGACGCATTCCCTACTAATAGTCCAAATGCTTGTGATGATTCTTCTTCGGGAGGCGTAATAACAGACCTATTAACTGACGGATTAGCTAAAGGAAATTTTAAAGTAGGTAACCCATTTCATTTTTATTTTGGATTAAGAAGAGGAAAAACTGCTATGAACAGATACATACGAAAGTATATTTTTAATTTAGAATGAGTAACAAAAAATCACATGAGATTAGAATTGTTAGAGGTGAGGACCGATTTGCTGGGTCCTCAAACTCTGACATACAAATTAATGTCGATTTACAAGGACATAATAGAAATATAGTTGAGGGTGATAGGGTAAAAATTTTAAATTTAGAGCAACAATTTAATGATGAAAGACAGAAATCCAAAAAATTTAGAATTTCTGGTAAGATAACTAATATATTTGATAATGTAATTTCTGGTGCTACACAGTATGAGCCATATAAAAATAATTTATATTACATAAATGAGGTAAATACTATAGAAAATGAGTCGATAATATGGGAGGGTTATCCACAATATGACGAGTTTACTTTTTACCGTACTAAAGGGATTGACGGACACTTAACTTTTATTAATAAGAGTGCGACTACATATAACTGGACTACATATGTTTCATATGGTTACAGTAATAAGGAGAATCAAGCTATGAAACATAAAGTTATTTTTGAAAGTGGTACTTCAGTTAATAATTTTGTTGTGACCGATGGAATTCCATATTATATACGAAATAAACAAAAATCGGGGAAGAACTTAATAACATTTTACTGTGGGGTCAGTCACAATCTTTCTATTGGTGATTGGATTTATACTAAAAACGAAATTGCGGGTAAAAGACATTTTGAAGTATATAGTTTGGGTGATGAGTCCTATGGTAATGAAGATAAAGTCTTTTCAATTTTTAACTATGGATTTGACGACCCTTTATTTGGTAATTACTCTACGGGTAATTTTAGGAGAGTTATAGACATAAACAATACTGGTGAAACAACATCAAAATATTATGTAAGAACTCATAAAATTTTAACTCAGAGTACTAATTCAGACATAACTAAATTGGGTTTTGAAAATAATCCATTTCCAATAAAGAAAAAATTAGAATATTCAGGACTAACACCCAATAATGTGCAAAGAACGTCAATTAAAGATGGGTCAATGACTGTTGGAATATCTTTTGATGAAGATATAAACCTTGAAGGGTTGAGAGATAATTTAGACAGACCAATAACAGAATTATATGTTACGATACTTAATAAAGGTTATATGGGTTGGTTTAATAACCCTTCGTTAGGTTTTAATTTAAGTAATACAGGGGTGCAGGTTGGTTGGGATATGAACTTTCTAAGTAATGATATTGACGAATGGTGGGGAGTTAATAATTACAATAATAGGGATAATATACCATTTGGTGAATATGAGGTTAATAATAATACCTTTTATTACAATAAGGACTTAGAAAAGGGAGATGTCATTATGGGCTCAATGTGTGAACACAATGAATACGAAAATAAAGAAACTGAATTGAGTGAGATTAGTCACAAGATTTCATATAACCCTCAGATATTTGACAACAATAGTTTAAATACGAATCCGGATGGTTATGTATATAAACCACATTATAAAATACCAATTACAGTATATTCTGATTATATAGAAACAGGAGAAAGGGACAAGGTCGATTTAGTTCCTGACTATGCTTTCTATTCCAAATACGAGAATCAATGGAGGTGGAGAGATATCTATCAGTATGGATTTATTGATAGTAATGGTAAGGGTTATAACCACCCATTTATAAATGATTGTCATTACCCTTACACTAATATCTTATTTTTACTATCTCCGATGAAGAAAGATTTAAATAATTATAATAATATAATTTACGCACCATTAGTTGACGATTGTGAATAAGTATAGACTCGATATAAATTCCAGCGACAGATTTCTTAATATACCAATTGAGATAAAAACTGATATGCTCGGCAGAGATGACTTAGTGGACAAATACGAAGATGAAGTCTTACAAGAAGTAATTAACCCCGTCGAAGATTTTGAAGTGACAAGATACTCACATAAAGATTGGATAAAAGACAATGAGATACAGTCTTCTATTGAGTATGAGTTTTACTTCTACAATAGAAATACAGATATAATAAACGAAACGTCAACATCAACGTCAATTTATGTAAATGATTATAAGTTTACTGAAAACCCTAACTTTAGTGGTGAATGTTTTACTGATGCAGAAATTTATTATGGAGCTAACTCTTTTAAAAGAAGTTTTTTTAAACTTGATTTATATGATACACCGGATAGTGAGACACAACAACTTTATCTATCATTAATTCTACCGACACAGCAGGGAACAACCAGAAGTTCAGATACGAATCCAATAATATCGAATCCATTTGTTAATGGGCCTACACAAAGTGAGGATGCTCCTCCGGGTGGATATGATTCTGGATTGTTAGAAGTTGATAATAATACAATATTTAGTGATTCGTATAAGGCGACTTTCACTAGTTGTAATTCAGAAATACTACATCTTTACTTGGAGATTAATATGTATTTGAACGAAATGTTACCATCAATTATGCAGGGTAATAGTTTTAGTATAAATTGGCAGGGAAATATATGCTATGAATTTACCAGTGTCGATACCCTTAATGTTATCCAAGACCCACCTTTGTATACGTATGTAGATGATGTAGATGATTTTAATACCAATGATTGTGGATGTGTTCAACCCACACCAACACCTTCAGTTAGTACTTCACCTGTTATACCTCAACCATCTTGGCCTGCTGACCCAACACCGTCAGTGACACCTACACCTACAATATCACCACAAACCGAGGGTTCTGGTGGTGATATAAATAATAATCCACAAGGGAATGGACAAGGAGAAACGTCATCTAATATTATCGCCCCTCCAAACGTGCAGATTAAAAAACCTAATTTTTTATTAGATTTTATTGGTGATAAAGAAGGTTACTTTATTTACTGGTTAAAAAATCCAAACTATATAGATATTGATACTTTCTATATGAGTGCAAAATTCTTTAATGCTAAAACAGGACAATTTAGTAGATTTTTAAATAAAAGGCAAACTTCATTATCGGAAAGATTCACCTTTGACAAATCTAAGTTTTTCTACTACAAAGTTCAGTTAGACACCGACAATTATGTATATGAAGTTTTAGATTCAGAAACTAATCAAAGAGTTGGTACAAATGCTGAGATAAAATGGTTTGAGTATATGAATCCATCATGAATGAAGAAAAATATTTTATAAAGATATCACCTGAATCGTTAAAGAGTGATGTTTTTGAAAAAACATATAGTGGTAATACGTTTGGAGTGTATTCCGCAATGACATCAGTACTTAGTGGAGGTACTAACGGTAACAGCTTACTTACAGGGTTGACAATACCATTAATATTCAAACAAACGTTCGATGACATCGGTTTTTATAGCGGTTTTGATGGGTATATTCTTCAAAAAGACGTTGTGACTAACTTTATATTTAGTGGAGACCCGTCTAATCAGTTTAATATATTTGTCTATAACACTTCAGACGAATTTAAAAAGTTTTTAAAATTATCCACATACGAAATAGATTGGGGTGATGGTACGCCGCCTGAGCCATTTACTGAGATATATCCTGACTATATGGGTCATGAATACAGTTCAGAAACTTCAGACTATACTATCAAGTTAACACAAAAAAATCCATGGGGTATTACTGAAGTTAAAAGAAAAGTATCTATTCCTTATGTATCTGTAGATATTAATACATCATCAAGTGCGGTTAGTTTTACACCACAAGATGGTAATTGGGCTAACGTTTCATTTAATGCTAATTACATATTTGATGGTGATGCTAACAACACTATCTCCGCACAAACTTCAGATGAAACTTTTGTAATTACGGGATATACAACGTCAAAACTTAATGAATTGAAATTATATGGACAAACAAAATTTGACACATCAGTTGTAGTAAAAAGGAGAAATGAAAATTATGGTAGGGTTACTGAAATTACTGACTCTTATACTGCATATACAATACAAGACGTAAATTACTTCGATTACCCCAATGGTAAGACCACTTTTGTGATGGAATCTAGTGGTTTAACCTCTAATATGATAACTGCAGAACCAATTACTAAAGAAGAGGTATTATTTGGTGTTGTATCTTCGCCAGAAATTCAATCTCAAATATTTATAGATAGAGGTAAAAATTCTGCTTTCGAAGGAATACAGAGACTCGGAGAAGTTGATAATATGGGAGACTTAGTATCCTATGGGTACGGTTTCTTTAAAATAAAAGAACAAGAATAAAATGGCGTTAGGTACATACGGAACAACAAGACCATCGGATATGTCTCCCGAAGACGTGGAGATAATCCTAAATTACACTCCCTCAAGAGACGTAACAAACGACTTTGAGTTAAAGAAATTAAACGCCTCAGAGGTACTAACTCCTTATTTTCACAATAGTGATACCGGAGGAAACTCAAATGTAGAAATACTTGGAGGTATGTATAACTTAAAATTACCTGCAGAGGAGTTTAATAGAATTGGTATATATACACTATACATAAGACCTGTAGAAATAAGAACAACAATAAGTGACTGTGGTGTTTTATCAGCATTACCCAACGTAAAAGGTATTATTGTTGACCTAAATCAAGTACCCGCACAATTTAGAAATCGATTTGTTAATCAAGGTTTAGTCGGACATAGAATTGAATACCTAAATGATGATGGAAGTAAGATAACAAATTTTTATAGAATAATAACATCTTCCTTTTATTGTGAGCCTGTGTTATCAAACCTAACTAATACTACACAAAAATCGATTAGATACCGTTATGTTGAAAACGGTAGTGATTTATTGTTTTGTACAGTTTCACCTGCGAGTGCCCCCTCTAATAAGCCGAATGCGACACCTTTTATTGGTCAGCCAAATCAAAATATTATAATTACAAATACCTTTTTTAATCCTGTAAGTGTTGAGGTTGAAATGGCTGAACATGATATAGACACATTAGCAATTGCTCTTTATGGTAATCAAACCAAGTCGATTGAAGATGGTGTTTACACATTATACGACAAAGACCTTAACATATACAAACAGTATAACTTATATGAAATTCGTGATGAGTTTAATAATCTACTTTACGAGGTACGTCAAGACCGAGGAGGTAACATAGACTTTAGTAAGAACTTTACAAACATCACTGAGTAATGGCGGATAATAAATATAGATACCCACCCGCTCCCCCTAACGCTAGGGGGACTTTTTCAGATGGACTCGTCGGTTTCCAACTGACCGAGGGTGGGGGTCTTACGCAAGGTAATTTTGAATTTACGACAAATGTAGTTGAGAAGGTCAATAGGACTTTTGATACGGGAGTCTTTTCCGAGCCAATCTCACTTAATGACCTTGATTTCAATAATATTGAAGAGTCAAAACAAGTTTTAGCCAAGAATTTCAGAGTATATCCTAACTTTGATATATCTCAAGTAACAAATTTTGCGCTGTACGGTTCAATAAGAAAAAGGTTTTCAGCTTCAGTAACAAAAATAATAAATTACTTTCCTGCTTCAATACAAGTTGATAAGTTATACTACGGACTAACTTCTGCAAGCACGGCTTATAATATTTCATACGACGATATCGAAGGGTTAACAACGTTTGATATGGATGTTACTAGATTTAAGAATAACTTTGATATAGATTACTCTGAAAACGCTGACAGAAACATCTCAGTTAGACCTCTCGAAGTTAGTCCACTTAGAAACCTAACAAGAAACTTCTTGAAATACGCAATGTATTTCAAAGATTTGAAAACAGAATACAAATTTGTTGACTTTGACCCATCACCAAGACTATCTGCGGGTACTGTTACTGTGGTAGTAGAAGGTAATCCATTTAGTGGTAAATCATCATCAATTGAAACCATAATATTGAAACCCAACAACAGTGAGACTGAAAAGGCATTTAAGGAACCATTTGATGAGATAGAAGATTTCTTACTAAACCGATTAGTTTCACCGAAATACACAGCGGATTTTGAATTTATGAGGGAGGGTGACGATGGTACTTACTACAAAACAAGACAAAAAGTTACATGGCCACTTGACGGATATTGGAACATTGATATTAGGACTGACAGATTTCAAGATTACTTGGAACAACTTAATGTAATTGCGGATGACATTGATGACTTTAGGTCAGACCTTATATCTAGATTTTTAACTACAGGTGCATTCAAAGACTTTGATACACAAAGTCAGAAAGTGGAAAAAGTACTTCAACTATACGGAAGAAGTTTTGATGAAACAAAAAAATTCATAGATGCACTAGCCTTTATGAATTCTGTAAATTATACGGTAAAAAACGATATACCGTCACAACTTTTAAAAAATTTAGCAGAAACACTTGGTTGGGATACTAACATATCACTTATCACCAATGAAGACTTCCTAAAAAGTATATTTGGTGACAGTAGTACGACTAAATATTCAGGTCAGAGTAGGGATAAAACACCGACAGAAATAGATTATCAATATTATAGAAATCTAATATTAAACTCGGCATACCTATTTAAATCAAAGGGTACACGACGTTCAATTGAAGCTTTAATGAGAATGATTGGTGCTCCCGAAGCGCTAATAGAATTCAATGAAACCATTTATCTAGCGGATGGACCTATTAATATTGAAAGGTTTAACGAAGAATACGCTAGTATTACTGGAGGGACAAAGACTACACAAATACCGGTTTTAGACCCTAATACAACATTTAGTGTTGAGGGGACTCAGTATACTGGATTTACTACACAAAATCTAATTTATGCTGTAGATACGACTAGAAGTGATTATCCCGTAGATGATTTAGGTTTCCCTAAGGCTATGACTCCCACTGAAGATATTTTCTTTGAAAAAGGTGCTGGATGGTATGAACAAACACCTGAACATAGGTCTCCTGAGCAAATTGATATAACTGGTTCAGTTTTCACAGGACAAAATCCTAACGTACAAACGAAGTTAGAACCATTTACATATGGTGAGAAATATTTTGACAGGTTTAGGAATTTCCCGTATATGGACTTAGGTTTTGGTATAACGTCAATAAAAGACAACAACAAATCATGGACTGATAACGAATTAGGATTAAGGAGAAACACACAAGCCGGATATAACGCGTATTACATAGTCGAAGATGAGAGATTAGTACTAAATAGGAAAAATATTGACTTAGGACTCAATATGGGACAAGGTATTATTTACGATATATGGTCTATGTCTAAAAAATATGATTATCCTTTCCCATCCACAGGTTTAACGTCACCCTATCCTTATCCTGAAGGTGTTGATTGGACGGTCGTAAACCCAAAACCGAAAGAGAAAACATTCTTTGAGTTTGCTCAAACATTCTATCGTAATATGATTAATGTTAGAAATAGGCAGACAATTACTGACGGTAAAGGTGGTGGATATCCGACACTACAATCAGTTTATTGGAAATACTTACAATCCGAGGAAAACGTAGGAATACCATCCAATAAGTACACATACCAAAAGATGATTGATTTCACTAATGGTATAGGTGATTATTGGATGAAACTTGTAGAGCAAATGATTCCAGCTTCCACTATTTGGATGGGGGGTCAGAAAATGGAAAATAACGTACTACAAAGACAAAAAGTAGTATGGAGAAGACAGAGAGGGTGTGAATTAGTGCCGATACCTTGTATACCGTGTACTTTTACAGGTCAGTTGTTAGGTGCGGATTGTGTAACACAAACATTAAGTTGTGATATAGGACTTGTGAATCCGCAAACTACGTTAATAAACAGTATTAATACTGCAGTTGCGTCAGAAGGTTATAATGTCAGTGACTGTGTCTTAAATACACTTACAAGTAAGTGGTATGTAGATATAAGATTAAGTGGTGCTTTATTAAGAAAAGATTTGTTTTATACGGGGTATGGGGGTGGAGACTACCCAACAGGACAACAATGGTTAAGTGCAGTTGAAACCTCACTTAGTTCTTTATATCAAGATGGTTTAGATTATAGTATTAACGGAAGTACTATTACACTATCAAATATTGGGTGTAATAATGATTTTACTAATAAAAATTTACAAATAAATGCGGGTGTCAACATAAGTATTAATTGTACGGGATGAGTTTAATTAAATACATATTGCAAAGTTGTGATGGAGGCTTGAAATATCGAGTTAACTTTACAGGTGCGACATCATTGAATATTGGTGAAATATGGTATGTTGAATGTGGTGGTATTGATAGTGGTTGTTATGAAGTTACGGAGAATACCGACGAAGTTTTAGAAGAATATAACTCGGACGATTGTACGTTTATTGAATTTGAAAATTGTGAGGGATGTGAAAGTAGTTTTGAAAATTTATTAGTCGCTCCCCCGACATATACTATATTAAAATATACAGAACAATGTTATCAAGACGATAGAGATTTTACAACCCCAACATTAAGTAATGGGGGTAGCGATAGTGATATATGGCTTAGAAATACTGAAAATTATTGGGGTTATGAAACCATATATTTTAGAAATGATGATACTGGTGAACTTAAGTGTTTTAAGTTAAAAGACCCTAGTACTTCGACTCAAATATTTTACACAGACAATGTTACTCCATTAAGTGGATTTACAGACTGTGATGGTTGTTATTCGGCTTGTACTGCTCAGGATATTATAATATACATGAACCCGTCTTTTGTGGACGAACCTTTATCTGTTAAACAACAACAGTTTGAGGCGATGAAGGCGGGTATGATTAGCTTGATTGAGTCCTTACAAAGTAAAATCAACCAAGGTATCGTAAAACTTGGAATATTTAAAGCACCTGAAAGTTGTACTGACACGGGCCATTTCCTTGCACCAAGTAGAGTAATCGGTTTATCTGAGAGTTATAGTAATATTTTAGCGGCGGCGAATGGGGTAACGTACTTTCAGTCAAATGATGAATATTGGAACACTACTCAATGGCAAAACATATATAGTAATTTAGTTAATAGTTCTGAATCGCGAGATTTCGCAGACGCTACACTGTTGTTTCTAACTGATATTGTTGGGGACAATTACTACCTTCAAAATTTTGGTGACCCACCTCCTTATAACGTACCTAATGGGTGTAATATGCCGAATACGCCTGACTGTACTAACACTCCAGATATGCAAGTTGTTGAATGGGGATGTGAACCATGTGATAACTCAACATGGACAGGTTCGATTGCTAATCTCAACTGTGGACCTAGAACATGGATGTCAAATGTTGCGACACTATTTAAGACAGGACTTTACGGAGGTCTTAATGGTAAACAAGTTACTTGGAAAATAGTCGCGGGACGAAATTTGTGGTGGGGTCCATATAATGTAGGAGTATACCAAAATTATTGGACACAAATGGTTTCAGGACCACAGCCAGCTACAAAATACACAACAACAGACAATTACTTCCCACTATCAAATTCTCTTGATGATTACTACTGGTTTGATTGGTCGGCAAATACTTGGCAAGATGTACTTGAAGTCACTTGTGAAGAAAATGGAGACCCTGCAGTAACAGGGGATACTGAATTTGATTACTATTTAGCGAAACCATGTTGTGATGGTGTCCTACCGAGTGATATTTTTGTTTCCGTAAGTAGTGATTGGTCACCTGTGGTGAATACTACGGGAACGCAGGCTGATGGATTCTCGTACAACGATAATTGTTATTATTTCTACTCCTCAGTTACTAATGACTACAGTGCGAGTACTGTACATGTGGTGGCTGAAGAAGATAGTACATTTAGGTTATGCCTAGATGGTTACAACTGTTGTAATACTATTAACTACGCTAAATTCAATAATTGTTGTGACAATTCATACTCAGTTAATGCTGCTTATGATACTGACATTGTTGGTTCGCCAGGTGCTGGGGATGTTGTTTATTTTCCGGGTTATAGTGCTGACACACCTAGTGGTGTTGGGTCATACCCTGGTGGGTGTTATACCTTTGTAAGTAATATTTCACCACCTAGTGACCCCGTAACTGCCTATGTAACATTGTTTAGCGAAAAAGGTTGTGATAGTCAGGACGACTTACCGTGTCCTGTATGTCCTTCACTAACACCGAGTAATACGCCAACGATAACACCGACACCGACAATAACACCTACGATTACTGCGACCCCAACGGTAACACCAACCAGTAGTACAACTCCAACTCCGACAACGTCTAGAACTGGTTGTCCGAGCTATAATCTATTCTGTGATTGTCAAGACCCTAATTTCGGTTCAGACACACCTTTAGAATATACTGGAGATACTGTGGTGTATGAAGGAGATGCCGGTTATAATACATGTAGTGGTGGTACATTAACGAACACGTCGACATCTACATTAACTGTGCTTGTCACTACATGTTATGTATCAGACGGTTCAGACGGATATCCTATTGGTTCAAAACAACAACCGACAGATATTATAAGTATATTAGCAGGTGAAACAATTGGTTACTCGTGTTTAAATCCAACATCTACGTATGTATTGGGTGGTGGTGTACAATCAGACTTAACGATTACTATTACTGGTGGTACTTGTTTAGAAACTTGGAATGTGCCTTTAGAAATATACACAATATGTGATATGTTACCGTTAATGACAAGTGCGACTACAGAAAGCGGTATTATATATAGTGCAGGTACTGATTCCTTATTACAAGCATTAATTTATCATCTTAATACTCCTACACCTGAGAACGTACCATTTTTAGACTATAATGGAGATGGAGATATTACGACTAGTGACCTACTAATCTTATTAGGAGACTTCAGTAATCCTGAAGGTATTCTCATACTTAATGATTACCTTGAGTGTTTTGAGTTTTTCAGTGGTTGTAGTTATACAAATTTAGATAGTAACACATATGTTGAAGATGAATTCTA